CTACCGGTATATGATATATTTGCAAGCGCATTTCTGGTATCATCAAATGCAGCTCCAGAGGTAGTCCATGTACCAGGAGAAGGTGCTGTAGCCTGTAGTTTATATGTACCAATACCAGTTGATATAATCCGATTTCGGAATCGATTTGTAAACCCCTGAATCTCAGGATCAGTCATTTGCTTAAATGACTTTGTTGGACTAGTTTGGTATTTCAATGGCCTTATAGTAGTAGGTGCTGTACCACCTGTCTTTCTCCATAATGTAGATGTATTCGTAGCACCAATAACGCTATTTGTTATTGTGCCTATGGAAGTCCAAGTACCAGATGGTGAAGATGGTTGCAGCGCATATGAACCAATGCCTGTTGCAACACAAGTTGATAATGCTCTGCTTATAATCGAAGCATTTAACTGAGTATCATTTTGCTGTCTTATACCACTAGTAGAATGCTCTATAGGCCGAGTTATTACTTCGGTTGCAGTTGTCGTAATATCTTGCTTAAATGTATATGTTGTTACTGTTGTTGGTGAATCAGCTACTGGATGATCACCAACAGCACCAGACCTAGAAGTATCAACAAATGTACCAATTGAAGTACCTGTGGCACCATCAATATTTACTGTACCAAGACCAGAATTTGTATTCGCAAAATGCTTTAGAATTACATCAACACAGTAATCCATCTCAGCATCTGTCATAATCTGAAGGCCTTGAAATGTAGCCCCGGATGTTTTAACTCTTAATGGATTAGCCATAATTCATCCTCACGGGTAAAGTTGAGTGCCAGATGAATCATACACATATAAGGGCGCGGTAATGATAGCACCATCGGGAAATTTATAACCTGTGTTAGCATAAACAGTACCATTCACATGAAATGCTGTATTTGGTCTAAGTGTATTAACACCAACTCGATTAGAATTTTTCTGCAAGAAAAGCAAACCGGTATCAATATTCAATACTGCAGAACTAAGAGAAACAGTATTACCACCTATTGTTAGTATATCAGCAGCAGCATCACCAAGTGTGGTATTACCGGATGATGTAAGAGAATTTGTGACTGTTAGTTTATTAGTTGACGTATTACCTGATGATGTAAGTGAATTGGTTACTATCAGCTTATTTGTAGTTGTATTACCAGAGACAGTAAAATTAGCTGAAACGGTCATTCGACCATTCGCGGATACAATACCGTTTAATATCGTAGTTGTAGCCGCAGATGAACCTAATTTAGTAGCACCAAGTGATACAAATCTAACATTGGCCGTGATCGTATTTGCATATAATTTAGATTCATCGATAGCAAACTGACTAATACGATTGAAGGCCTGATTGGATCGAATCCTCCAGGTATCAAACGTATTAGTTAGTGCGACATTTGCAATTTTAGCCATCTATGACTATTCCTTGGACCCAAGTAGTTGTCTTAGCAGGTCCTTAATCTCAGCGACATCCTGCTTTAAGGTATTTATCTCATCTAGCTTGGCCTGAGTTTCGATTGCCTTTTTTCTTCTCAATTTATATGCTTCCAATGCGGCGGTATCAGTAGAAAGTATCGCACGATTGGACATATCTTTGACATATCCGGATTCATTTTCTATTTTTGAAAACATAGGTTTTGTCATCTTTGTAATGCAATCACTCTAATATCATCCAATCTTGGTGGATTGGCGGTAGATGTGCTAGTTAAGACTACCTTTATCGACAGGTATTTATAGCCAACAAATCTTGCTCTTGATGAATTTCTATATTCTATTATGCTACTATTATTGGTGTTTGCACCTGAAAGATAATCATTGCTATATGTTGGTGTGACAAAGACATATTCCTTGAAATCGTCTTTTTGTTCTGAGCTAGAATATGTCGTCGATGATGTAAAACCAGCTTCTGTTGATGAGTTCATAGGAATCCATCTGACCTTATCAAATGTATCACTATCTTCACTGTGCAGGATCTTATAATATACATTTATATTTGAACCAGGTGGGCGATAACCTGTCAGATATACTCTGATATCTTCAGCATCCTGGCCGTCAGCCAGTGTGATTTTTCTGGTGATATATCTAGATAGAGCATTACCACCACTTGATGTATTAGCCTCACCGGTTGTATCATTATTGATTAGATTCTGCACAATTATGGCAGACATACGTTTAGTATCAATTACGGGTGATACATAACGATTTAAGCTAATCAAAGTAGCTCTTATTTCACCTGATCTATCATTACCCATAGTGGTACCGCTAATCGAAGTATTAGATTCCATACTGCGACTTAGAATATATCGTGCCGCAGCAAATTCGGTATTATTATTTACCTCAAGAGGAATATAAGACGTATCTCTCGTGTTATTGCTAGTTGCAAATTTACCGGACATTATAATTGCCGTATTTGTAGGCGTCAAATAATCTGATGATAGATTAATGACATCCGCCTGTAGACGATCAAGCTTCACAATTCTCGCAGTATAACCATTAGTCTGACCGCGAATAAAGCTGTTAGCAAAGAATACCTTACCTGAGCCAGAAGCAGGGCCACTATTAGTAAATGCAACATTCGCTAGATGCAAATAGGTATTGGCAAATGATACAGCATCATAATACGCCCACTTGCCGGTAGGTGTTGTGGCCGATGTAATAGGTCCAGTTGAATTACCTACAATCACACCTGTAGTTGCATTGGTATTTCTAATACGGATTCTTTCACCGCCTCTAAATTTGACACCAATAGATACATCACGAATACGCATTTGTGTTGTGCTAAAGCGAGATACCTTACCCGTGGCACCAGATACCATACCTTGAACGTATGTAACACCAGTATTAACCGACTTTGTATTAGCAAAGGTGCCCACAAGAATTGTCTCACCGTGAATTTGTTCACCGGCTCGAATAAATGCTGCTGATGAATTGCTAATCTGAAAATAATCACGAAGCTCATTTTTGAATGTAACAGTACCTTGGTTGAAATTACCAAAGTTAGCAACATACAATGTAAATTTTAAATCCTCGTCTTGTATGGCCGTATATTGCCTATCATTAGATGAAATTGACAACATACCTGCTGCAGGCTGAACGGTAATTCGATTACCGGTTAGAATATCAACTTCACCTAAACGAGATATGAAAGTGTTTATATTTGGATTATTACCAATAGGTTTAATGATTATTGCATAATCTCTACCATTTTGTAGATACACAGGTGATTTGAAATATACAGGTGTTGGTAATGATCCATCATCACTTATGTTTATTTCTTCTGGTTGTAATATGACCGTGCTAAAAGGAACCACCCTATAAGTTATAATATTAGTTAGCGGATCAATATCACGTAGCTGTATTTCACAACCAAATACAGAATCTTTTGATGAAAAGAAAAGATCAGCTTTGGTCGCAAAAGCACCCGATCCCGAAACTTTGCCTACAGCAAAAGTATTAACTGAGAAAGATTGAGCAATAGGATCTTCACCACCGGCACCAGCACCGTCTCCACTATTGCCACCATCATTGCTACCAAATCCAGCACCGTCGCCTACATTAGCTTGAGTTGTATTTGTAACATTATTGACTGTGACATTAGTAACATTGGTTACATTCGTAATATTTTCAGTTATATTTGTTATATTAGTAATATTTTGAGTCAATTCAGCTTCAACAGAAGCTGTACTGACTGCGGTTGACCCTGTAACCAAAGTACGATTTTCAGAAACATCAGAAAGGATTACTTCTGCTGATCTTGTAGTTACAACAGTTTCTTGAGTTTGCTGCGATAGACCTTGGGCAGAATAAGATCCTTCTGCCGAAGTCATATATGATCCTTGAGTAGTATCATTATTAAACGAATCTGTTAGTCTGAACCTAAGTGAGCCCGTTCTAAATCTCAAGCTTTGATCTGCGGGTATTCTGAATATGCCATATGCATTACCATTGGCCGCCGCAATCAAAGGCCCACCCTCATTAGCAGTATTAGCAAATAATGAATTTGTCGGTGTAACATAATTCCTTACTGAGATACCATCAAAGAAAGGATACAATCGCGCACCAGGTTTAATGCCCGTTGCAGTAAATTGAATGGATCTAGACCGCATAAACGGTTGAATATTAGTTGATATAACTCTAGGGCCGTTTCTAACCACAGAAGTCTGCGGAACTAGTGTTCTACGCACACCAGTTCTAGTTTGATTAGACGTTGTGGTTGTTGTTACAGTTGAGGTAGTGGTGGCAACAGCCGCATCACCTGAAGCAGTCACAACTGTATTAGTCGCAAGGGCGTCAGATGATGATTGCCAATTTGTCTGCCAATCATTCCAGCTAGTACCCCAAGCACCATCTTGAGCCCAATTGTCATCAAAATTATCGATATTAACATTGACGTCAGGTAATTGTGTAGTATCAAGCCAGTAATCATTATCCGGATTTAAAGTAATCCGTCCTGACCATTTCCAAAATAATCCAGCAGTATTCTTAGTGGTTGAGGCATATGGTTGACGAACAAAAACTTCATGTGAATATGGTAATGTTATTAACTCACCAGCAGGAATGGCATAAACACCTGATAATGTAGATGATGCTGCTCCACTTGTGGCAGTACTACCTACAGAAAAATTACCGCTAGCATTTTCAACATACAGTTTATTATTCACCTTGAATCGTATTGTAGCCGTTGTCGAACCAGATGTTACTGTTGCACCATTAGCAAATAATGTCGCACTATTTGCGATAAACAATATCTGATCTCTAGCCACACCACCTGCAGTAGTATTTGTGCGAACAATATTACCCGAATTTGCGCCATTAAAAAATAACTCAATATTATCTAATTTAAACGGCGGCCGGGCTTCACCTTTAGACGAATCAATTGCTATCTTATAGTCTGAATTTGTAGTATCGCCTACATTATGGCCATAGAATGGATCAACCAAAATACCATTTTTAAATCTATTATTTCCAGTCTCATCCTGAATCAATAGATTTTTAGTATCCATTTCAAGCAAATTTAATGTCGTATAATATTCTAGATTTTCAATTCTATCACGAAGAACACCAATATCCTTCATGGTAAAACGAGGATTTTTAATTGGTAATACTTTAGATGCAAGATCAGTTCTATTGACTCTACGTGCTTGCTCATCCGGTAAAGACGGATATGGTGTTAAATTGATAGTCGCGATGGACATAGCATCTTTTGGTTCATCCGGAGTTATCGGATTTAGAGAGGGTTTACCTCGAACTAATGAAAACGCTCCAGTGCGATCCAAATTAATTCTATCATTTCTAAACAGATAATATTCCAAATCTGTCGTAAATGTATCACCAGGTGACATAAATCTAAGACCACCAGACGGTTGGTCAAAAGATGTTGATATCTTCGGATTAATTGAGATATTTGTAAGCGATGTGACAGAATTTGCAGTATCTGTCATTCTAGGTCTTATATCAATGCAATTTCTTAGATCATACCTACGACCAGTTTTGGGTGAATTATAAACAGGAATTTCATAGGTATAAATTTTTGTTGTATCAGTTCCAGCATTAGCATCATCAGTAGGATAAGAATCAATAGAAAAATATCCAACACCGGTAGAATAGCTATGCGTAAAATAATCAAGTTTTACTAATAGTCTATCACCTGATGCTATACTAATACCAGATCCAGGCTTCCTTACTAGCTGTGCGTGACTATAATAATTATCGATCATACCTGTGTCAAGAACAAAGCTACTAGTAACATCAGTACCTTCGGTCAGGGATGAGAAATTTGAACCAGATTTCTTACGAACTGAGACAATCTTAAACCCGTCTGATAACCCTAGTGGCCAAGGTCCAGTTGTATTGGCAACATAAGATGTACCGCCACCAGAGCCAATTCTGATTTGGATCAAATTATTACGGTTTACCGTTTTTGATGCTTCTTGACCATCAACTTTATTCAGCTCTGTAATGACAGTCGCAGTAAGAGATGCACCAAGAGTTTCTTTTAAATCAAAATCAGTTTGGGTTGAAGATGATACTGTGATTGTGCGAGATGCACCAGCCAATCCACCATACCCACCAAAATCCAATACCTGACCCTGCTTTATAAGCTTATGAACACGCATATTTGTGCGAGTTGCAGAAGCTGTTGATAGTGTGGTCAAACTACTTGCGGATACTGTAGATACTATGTGATCACCTGTATTCGATACACGAATTAGATCACCTGGATTAAATCTTGTTGTCAAATCAATTGAGCTATTTGATCTGGAAAATGTATTTGACCCGCTGGTTGTATTAAGTCTGAGTGTACTAACCGCTGCGGTATTAGTAGATCCTCTAGCAACCACATAATAATTTGCTCTACCTGTAGCTGCTGATAATGCACCAGATCCTGAGAATGTTTCACTGGCCAAACCTGTGGTTACTGAAGCTGTACCACTGGTACCAAATGTAACATCAAATGATTTCTTAAATCTAAAATCTGTAACTACAGTACCTGTTGTGCTACGAAGACGTTTAATATATTGAGCAGGTAATCTAAAAACTGCTACATCAAATGCTGAGTCTGATGTATTAGCATTATAACCATTAGATCCTACAATATCCGCCTTACCGTTAGCTTGGCCTGCACCGCCATTGTAACCAATAAATTGTACATTAGCAAAGCTACTACCAGCAGTGGTCATATTGATATCAGATAGATACATCCTATACTGAGCTGAAGGAAGCCCAGGCGTACCACTATAATGTTCTAATGCACGAACTCTAGCAGTACCAATCTGTGTAGATGGGAAATTGGTTATAGAATAACCCTGGGTTGATACCGCATTAGCTTGCTGACGACGTAAGCTAACAAGACCCTGAGAATTTACACCCCATCCACCAACTACGTTATCTACTATAACATAATTACCATAATCAATAATAGATGAAGCGGTAGATACTGATGCATAATCATTTGCTTTATCAATTGAGATTCTAGCACTCTGTAAAGTTTCTATATCATAACCTTGCACATAAGCTTTACCCGGCGAAAGCTCTACAACAAGCTTAGATGAGCTACCATTTGCAGCAGCAGTATATACCCCCTGATTATTAGCACTTAATAGGTGTTCACGAAGTCTAGGAGAAAAACCATTGACAATATAATTACCAGATTCATCATACGTACGCTTTGCGAAATAATCGCGCAATAATCCATATTCTGTCGAATCTGCTTTTCTTTGAAGACCACCATCTTTTATCTGCATTATTTCTACAAAATTATTGGCCGCGGTGGCATTCAAATCAATTTTTGTAAATTTGGCAGTAAGCTTAAATCTTGCGGCACCAGGTGCTGCATAGTTATATGAACCCGATGCGGGATCAAGCAGGCTAGAATCATCAGCCTCTTTAACAATAGATTCTATAATATTATAACCAATTTTTGCCGATCCATTTGAAGTATATTTGGATACTATTAATGTTTCTTCATCTGTACGAACAAAATGATCTTTTGCAAATACTACTCCGGGTTGTATTTTTACAATAGACGCAAATCCTGTCGCCGATGATGTTATTAGATTGGCAGTTAAGCCACCACCACCTGATGCTGTTATCACCTCACTATTTGCAAATGTACGTCTGGTACCATTTGCACCAGTCATCTTTACAAAAAGAGTTTTGAAATTTGGTGTATTAGCTTCCGACCCATCATTTACTTTGATGACGCTGGCAGAAACTCCTGAGGTAGAACCTGTAACAGTTGTATTTAAAAAAGCATACACATTAACAACAGTAGTACCATTAGAAGCTTTATCGCGCAGCTTCATATAGATGACATCTTTATCAAATATATGCTGACAACCGCGAACTATGCTACCTTCTTTAAAGACATGTTCAGCAAAACGATCGATCTGATTTTGCAAGATCGATTGTATCTGTGTAAGTTCACGAGCTTGGACAGCCAGCCCAGGGCGGAATAAAATTCTATGATAATTCTTTGTTTCGTCAAAATCATCATAATACGGATCAACATTGAGATCTGTCGATATCGTGACGGTGTTAGCAATACCTACCATCTGTCCCTTTTACTCCCTAAAACGTCACGACGAAGCGAAATTCTTCAAGCTGGTCGGGCTTTCTAACTATTGGAGAATTACTTTCTATGTATAAGACATCTCCAGTATTTTCTCTCACAGCTGGTTTAATAGCATTGATAACTGCGGCTGTCACACCAGATGTTGCCGCAACTAGAGTTTCTGTCTGAGCAAACCCTCTACCAACTCCATTAGGAGAAAGTCGTATTACACGAAGTATTCCCTTTGTTCGAGCAGCATTCGTATTTGAAAAATATACAACTCGAGCTTTGGCTCCACTACTACCACCTGTAACAACTTCATCAGCGGAATAGTCACCTGTTACATTCTGTATTACTATGCGGTGACATTGATCTATAACAGATGCATTTGCTGCGGGCCCGCTTCTAAGTTTAGGATCACGTATCAAACCAACAGTTCTGAAATCATTATTTGTTGGAAATGTATTTGATTCACCACCTGATACCGAAATCGACATCATCAAATCTTTAGCATTTAGCTCATTTCGGGCATTACTACCATGACCATTTCTTGGTGATATTATAGCACGCGCTGTGGCGCCTGATCCATAAGATGAATTTGCGGATATGACAACATTTGCTTGGCCATAATTACGACCATTTGTTATTAGTGTAATTCTACGAATTTGACCACCTAATGAATTTGATACATAAGCTGAGGCACGAACCGCTGCGGTTGCACCACTATCGCCTGTAATTATAACATTAGGTGCAACAAGATATGCGGATGATGTATTTGGTGTGATTGTGAAAGCACCATTGACTGTAACAATTCGACCGGTGCCAGTATATTTAATAATACGGCGTAATTGTCCGGTACCTAAACCTGATCTGATGTAAATGGTCGAACCAGTGTAGGCACCATCAATTTGCAATGCATTATTGGATAATCTAACCACAGTAGAATTAGTTACTGATAGAAAATTATTGGTTGTGCTAATATAACCTGTACCATTTGATGTAACTCTAATATGATCTATAGAACCGTTTGATGCTACTTGCTGCACTGCCCATTGTGCGCTTCCGTTATTGGCCGTTACCTGTCGAACAGGAATATAGGTTTGTGTCAAGAATTTTTGGGCATCGGCCGTGGTTATCGCATATAAGAATTTCCAACGATATCCATCGGCGGTGCTAACAACGGATGTGCTAGTGCCTGAAGGTTCTTCAGTTGAAGCTGCTCCGCGATTATTATCCAAACACTTATAAACATTATTTTCTGATGTAACAACATAAAATTGTCTATCAAATAGATTTGCTGTATTATCATCAAATTCAGTATAGATTGTATTATTTGTCCAATTATATCTAGGTGATACAGATATCACATCAGTTGAATTAATACGTTTCATAGCAACCATATCGCGATAGATATCAAATTGTGTGGTAAATTGAGTATTTGTCACACTAGGTGGTACAGAATCATTTGCAAAAGGAGTAATCCGACCAATAAACATATACATCCTGGTGGGCGCTGGTTCGTCAAATGACTCAAGCAGCTGATCGGCTGTATTCAATCTAAAAAATGGTGTGATTCTATTTGTCATGGAACCTCTATATCCTAGTCCGATTATTTATCAGGTCTAGGTAGACCTTTGATAGGTATAAACTCTGTCAGCACCTGAACCTAAGATAAACATTTTAGTTTGATCCAAACTTAAAGCAATAGCCTGAGGTGTAGATTCTTGAACGGACACATCTTTACCAATACTATCATATGAGGCCGTTGATATATCCCATGCTGTTGATAATGTATATTGATGTACGTCATCATTAAAACTACCGACAACAAGTACTTTTTTACCATCATTACTAAAGGCCATACCTAGTGGGGTATTTTCTTGCGAGGCAACAGATAAAAATTTAGAAGCATATGTGGCCGTAGATATATCCCATGGTGTGGTTAACGTATATTGAAAAATTCTATCATTTGTTGAACCTAACATATACATCTTAGTACCATTATCACCAAATTCTATTGATTGCGGTGCAGAATCTTGAGCACTGACAGATTTGCTCTTAGATGCATATGTAGCTGTTGTTATATTCCAAGCAGTAGATAGACTATATTGCCATATTGTATCTCTGGCCGAACCTACGATATACATCGTATGGCCTTCAGGATGAAATTTTACATCAGTAGATGTTAAATCACCGGGACCAGTAGTAGAAGTATTTCCTATATAAAATTCTTTTGATGTATATACCGCAGTAGATACATTAAATGCAGTGGTTAAATTATATTGATATACCTTATCAGTGCTTTGTCCGATTATGTACATGCGACGACCAGATGGGCTAAATGTTAATCCAACTGGCGAACCATCTCGTGCCCCCACGCTTACATTTGCTGAGACTAATACAGATTTGCTCACATCTAACGTAACTGGCAATAATGCTTGTTGACTATAAACAAATCCATGATTGTGAGATAATGTGGTATTAGAAACAAATTGATAACTACCAAACATCTTTGAACCAGATGGATGTAGAACCCGCTTAACAACATCTCTATATTTGTCAACAATTTCTGTAACCCTAATGACATATGAATATTCTTGATAGAAATCATTATCTTGCAGATGCATATTCCAACTTAGGAATCCTTTAGTATCAATATAACGACC